CACGCTTACCAACTGCTCGCGCAACGCCTCCCAGTTAACGCTATCGTAAGGCCACTCGTCAAGGGGCTCAGTGTCGATACCTGTGGCGATTAGGTCCTGCGCCTGCCTGCCGTGGTACAGCAGCAGGCGTGCCTCATTGGGCTTCTGGTGCAGCACTAGAATGAACGCCGGCAGGTCCGCCATCCCGTGCCTCAGATTGAATGCGATCTGGTGCGGGCTCAGCTTCACCTTCTTCCCGCTCTTCACCACCTTCAGTTCTATCATCACGAACCGATTGTCGATCAGGCCCACTAGACAATCCGGTATCCCCAGTCCCACCCGGCTCTCCAGTCTCGTGATGATCGCTCTTGGCAAGTTCTCCTTTACTTTCTTGTGCAACAGGCTCTCTGGACCTCTGGCCATCGCGCATCTCCTCAATCATCGTTTTAGGCTTTTCCTCGAGCTCATCGGGCGTGACGTCAATCAGAGTCTGCGGCGGGGCGCCGTACAGAGCTTTAATCTCCTCAAGCTTGCGCCTTACCTCGTCCTTGCTCATCGAGTCGATTGTGCCGTGCCTGATCTCCTTACGGTCGATATAAATGGTCCCCAGTGCCTGCCCTCGACGATACTCGGCCGCCACTGCGGCGCTGTAATTGCCGGCGTCCAAAGCGGCGTCACGAATAACCTGCAGATCGCGCATGTGCCGGTCGAAGTTCGTCACGTACTTAGCAGAGAGCTCACGCCGATATTCTTGAATCGCTGCGACTACCTGCGGGTAATATTTCGGGTTCGTGAGCTTATTGGCTTGCGCCTGCGCGTTTTTCTCCGGGTAGCCTGCCCGTATGGCTGCCTCCCTCAGAGTAACACTGCCATCTCCTGCGACGAGCTCTTGCACGAATTTCCACTGCTGCGGTGAGACCGCGTTCTCCTGCTCCTTCAGTGGTTTCACCGGCTGCGCCAGCCGCTCTTCCATTTTGTCCATTTTCGCCGACTTGACCGGCACGTTGTTGAACAGCTCCTTCATTCGCTTGCTCACAGCATTCTCCTACAAATCCACATGCCTAGCCTTTCCGAACACCGGCGCACAGCAAACTCTTTGTCTTCGCTCTTACCGTAGTTGCAGGCAGATGACCTAGCAGAGTCCGCTAAAGACTGACTTACCTCGAAATAGTCTCCCACCCTCATTTCAGCAAAGGGGTATTTGGCCCTGCGAGTACCTAATTCGTTGAAAGTGATTTTCAAGGCTTTAGGATCAGCCACACTGAATATACTTGGCTCGTCGTACCTAAATGCTCTGCTCATTATCTGTACCTCCTGCAAATCCAAATGCCTTCAGAGTTCGGGCGTACAGTGAACCGCCGTCCAACACTCTGCCTATTGCGGTAAAATGTCTTGAGCGCGTCCCGAGCTTTTTGCGCCCCTTCCGGGGTTCTAATTTTAAAGTAGTCTCCCACTAACATTGCCCTAAAAGGATAACCTCCACGGACAACCTTTCCATCGTGCCTAGTAGACACAGAGTGCTCTCTCGGCTCAATGCCGGGCAGGGAAACGGGCTCGTCATATGTCTTTGGCATAAAACCTCCATTAAAGGGTGAAAGGTAGCAGGAAGGCAGAAAACCGTCAATAACAGGCGTTTATATAAAGGTGTGATTCATACAGGGAAACATTTCACTACTTTTTTCGTCCGCGCGCGATGAATCTGAAAATGACATCTATTACACCATTACATCAGTAAGATACTAGACGTAATACTGACGTAATAGCTAAGTTATTAATTGTATTGAAAAAAAACAAACCATTACGCCTATAGGGTGTTATAAGCTCATTTTACATAATCACTCTCTCCTATCTGAATCACACCTCTATAAGGGCTTTTGCTTCAGTCTGACCCGTGGTCCGTGGTCCATGCCACTCTAACCCGCATAAAATAAGGCCTAGAGCGCCATACAGGCCCTTACAGCAACGAAAATCTCGCCGTAATACCTTCACCCCTATTTCCATGCAAAAACGCCCGAAAGCCGCTCTCCACGGGCCTTTCAGACATCTACCGCGTTGCCATTACGCCTCATTACGTCAAAATTCGGTGTAATGGCTAAAAACGGGTGTAGTTTACGGTAACGTAATGCAACGTAATGTAGAAAATACCGCCTCGACTAACGAAAAAAGGCGCCACTTTGGGCGCCTTAACCTTCGAAGAAGAGATGTCGCTGACCGGTTTCGGTGAGGCCCTTACAGGCCCCACCTACCCCTGCAGATTGGGCCGATGCCGAGGCGGACAGACTCTGCGTTGGTGAGCAGCCTGCCGCAGCAACTGCACTGGCCAGTCTGATGTCCGTGGGCCGTGAGCGCAGCCAGAGGGTCCGCTGCCAGAGCCTGCAGCTCCTGCGCGATCTCAGCGCGGGCCTCGCGGATGGCGAAGAACTTGCCCTCGGCAGTGATCTTGCCGGCGTAGTCGCCGCTGTCCTTGACGTACAGGCAGCCGGCGTTTTTGCCGTTGGCAGGGGCCAGAGACAGGCGCAGGCCGTTGATGACCAGTGCAGGCTTTGCCAGTCCGCTTTCGAGGGCCGCGTCGAACAGCTCGCGGATGCGAGTCAGGTCGATCACCGGGGCGTTGGCCTCGCGCTCGGCGCGTGCTGCGTTGCGGGCCGCGTCGCGCTCCTGCTGCTTAGCGTAGCCCTTGACGACGCAGGCCAACTGCTTCTCGGAGAGCTCGCCATACTTGCGGGCCTTGCCGAGCAGGTCCTGATAAAACTCGGACCAAGTCGCGGCAACCAGCCACTGGTAGCCGGCGTCGCCGACGGCAGCCTTGATCTGACGCTCAGCACTGCTGGCGTTTTCGAAAGCCTTCTTGGCCTTGCGCTCAACACGCTGGATGCGGGCCTTCTTGCGGTCGGCCTCGGAGGTCAGGAAGTAGCCCTTGCCGCGGCAGGCGAAGCAGTCTTCGCGCTCTTGGTGGATACGCACACCGCGGTACAGCCCGGTGCCGCCACAGTGGCCGCAGGGATACTGCTCGGTCTTGGCGTAGGGGCCTTTGCCCTCGCGAACTGGCACGGCGTCAAGGTCGGTTTCGAGGTCGCTAAAGTCAATCATGGTCTGTCTCCTGTATGTAAGTAAATTAAAACTACAAGGCGGATTATGGGGCCACAAAAGACTACCGTCAACTACTTTTTAACATTTAGTCGAAAAAAAACGCCCCGGTTCGCCGGGGCGCTGTGATCAGGCAGCCTTGGCGTCCTTGTTGTAGCCCCGGAGAGTGGCGCTCAGGGACGTTGTAAGGCGCGTGTGGGCCGCGATGAACTGGCGGGTCAGCTTAGCCCTGACGGCCCTCATATCGAGCGTGGCGCGCTCTGACAGGGCCACCGTGAGGTAGTGCTCAGTACCGTGGTACTTGCCCTCGCCGAGGGCCTTGAGCTCTTCAGTGAGCTGGGCCTTTTCAGCGGTCAGCTCGGCAATCTGGGCTGCCAGCTCGGCGATGCGGTCCACGTTGGTCTGGATTTTCTTAGCTTCGATCATATCTACTTTCTCCTGTATTGGTTTGGGTTTGGGGTGGATCACGCCGCTTCCGCGGCGCTCTCCTGTTCTTGCTTGGGCTGCAGGCCGTGGAGAAAATCCACGGCTTTGTGAGCTTGGCTGGACGCCCGGACGATCAGGCGCTTGTCATTCTTCAGGGCCTTGAGCCATGACGCAAGGTACTGGGCATGGTCAGGGCGGGGCTCGGCGCTGATGCGGAGGTCGCTGCACAGGAAGGTCGCGGCCAGCTCAGCCACCAGCTCTTCCTTGGCATAGTCCTCGGAGCCAAACGAGTTAGCCAGCTGACGATTGAGGCGAGTGCGATGGCCCGTCCAATGACCGAGCTCGTGAAGCAGTGTGCCAGCGTAGGCTTCCTGTGCTGAGCTGGTGGCCGTGCCGACGAAGTCCGTGATCGCCGGGACGACGATGTAGTCAGCGGTCGGCTTGTAGAACGCACTGTCAGAACCCTCTGTGATACGTATGTCGGCGCCGGTGGCCTTGGCAAAGGCAATGGCAGCCTCGACTCGCTCGTCGGCCTCAGCGACCGTCTCAGGGGCTTCTGGGACAGGCAGGGGCTCGACACCCTCCACCTGCTCGGCGTTGAAGACCGAGGTGACCCGGAGGAAGGGAACGGTGACATCATCACCAGTGTCCTTGTCCTTGATGTCGAGGGTCTTGAAGAAGGTGATCTTGGTGCCCTTCTCACCGGCGCGGACCTGACAGCCCTTTTCCTGCCACGCCTTGTAGGTGCCCCAGCGGTGATCGTTGAAGCCAGCTGCCCAGAGCAGCAAAGGATTGCAGCCGCGGTAGGGCTTGCCAGTGCTGACGCTGATAGGACGAGCGCCTGAGCCGCCGTTGCCGGACCACGGCTTGGTCCAGTTGGCGCCGTGGGTTTCGATCAGGCCGATGATGGTATCGGTGATCAGCTGGTAGTTGTCTTGACGTTGCTTTGGCATGTCGCTTTCTCCTGTATTGATTTGACTATGCTTCTACCCAGAAACCCCAGCTAGGCCGGGGTTTCTACTTTTAATCCTCACCTTTCAGGCGCTTCTGCTCGGCCTTGGCGTCCTTGATCTGCCAGTCGATTATTTCGCACCATCGCTGGTAGGGAGCCTGTGACAGGGCATTCAAGTAGATCGATTCGATGTACAGGTCGTCCTCGCCTTGGCTGGGACCTGAGAAGGGGAATATTCCCTCACACTTCCACAGCTCGATGTCCAGCTCCGGATAGGTCTTGCGGATGTACTCGTTCAGGTTCTTGATGGTGGCTCGTTTCATGACGCTCTCCTGTAT